AGCTCCAGATAAGCGACATCAGCTCCTGCTCTTCTTTGGGCTTGTAGATGGGGGTTTGCATGGAGGTGAATGTAGTGTGAGTTAGTTAATGATAACTAAAAATTAAAAATAAAAAATTGGTGTGGGTCCTACCCCCAGCTTGACCGGCGGTGCAGGGCCCTACCCCCCCCTCGATCTAAGCCGAGTTAGGCATAGGCATAGGCATGGGGTGGGTGCGCTGGGTGGGTGCGCTGGGTGGGAGCTACGCTATCAACAATTTAACAACCTAGTGTTTTCCCTAGTGCACAGACGCTATATCTGGTGTACATTTACATCACTGCGCAACACGACACCCGAACCGCGCAGCAACAAACTAGGAGATAGAGAAATGAACGCAACACGCTACTACGCCATCCAACTTTACGGCTTTCCTGGATACCCCCACACAAAGTTCTATGACGCCTACAAGACACTGGGCGCCGCAAGGAAAGCCGCAGCTCAGGCCATCGCCGAAGGATGGAGGATGGTCGAAATATTCAGAGACGCACCAGAGAGGGTCGGGTACTTTGGGATGGAGCGGGACCTCATCGAGACAATTGGCAGTTAACCACCCAGGGGCTCCGGCCCCATCAACCTAACAGGAGATAGACACATGCGCACAAATCAATTCGATATCGTTTTCCCAGCCGACGCCGACACCCTCGGCCCCACCTGCCACGAGGCGGGGGCTTTTGCCCTAGTCGCAAAAGCCAACGCACTGGCAACGCGTGCCAGTGAGTCACGCGGGGAATACCGCCTCTTCCTTGAAGAGGAAATTAGGGGGCTGCTCTATAACGCAACGGCGCACCCTCCCAGCGCCTACAAAGGGGGGTGTGCCCCATACATAGTGAAGGGGGGCGACCCGTGGCGTAAGCCGTGGGTGATTTAAGCTCCCTGGGGCTACGGCCCCATCAACGAAAGCACAGAATGAACTACAACCAAGCCCTTGCCGAATACCACCGCACTGCCAAAGAGGTGTACGCATTCACCAAGGATCTGATGGCAGTAATTTCGCCATCCTATCCACACAAGTCATCATTAGATGCCGCCAAAGCTGCCCATATTGAGGCATGGAACATTCTTCGCGCCGCCAAGTCTGCCAAGCTGGCACAAGAAAGGAGCCAAGCATGAAACAAGACATCCTATTCGCCATGGCTTTGGGCATCATCGGCGGCCTCGTTCTTGGGTGGTACTTCTGATGAGTTACTGCCCGAAGTGCCAGGCACCCGCAAGGGTGCTAGAAACGCGCCACAGCCCCCGCCACGGCGTTAAACGACGCCGACTGGGGTGCACAGGGTGTGGCTATCGCTGGACGCTCCTGGGCGACACCGCGTACTACCTCGGAAAGATCGGGGGGGCCAAATGAACCCCACCATCCTCGAGGCCGATCGCCTGCTGGCCGAGGCCAACCTGCCAACCTACACCCAAGCGATGGCAGCTCTGCTCGCCCTGGCACGCGAGATCGGCTCGATGCCGAACGTCGATCAACACAAGGTCTTCAAGGCCTGGGTGCTGCTCGACAGATACAGCGCCAACTCAAAATGACCCACCAGACTCACCAAAAGGCCCCCAGGGGCCTTTTTTTACGTCTCCCCCTGCCCTGACCCGTCTTCGAGCTTGCGAGGCTCTACGATCGTCGCATCGATCACGTCGCCAGCAATCAGCCGAGCCTTGGCAGCCTCAAGCGCATCATTAATACTAATACCCGTGTGTACTATTTCATGCTTTTGAGTTTCTGCCCATCTCATTTGGGTTTTAGTCCACCATATAAGACTGCCAGTATCGCCAGCCATCGCCTTATCGAATAGAGTCTTACCTATTTTCCCATGCGCCTTGGCCCGACCTAATTCCAATTCTCTTTTGAAATGGGTGCGCAAGGTATCAACGTGAATACCATCGCGCACCATCGCAGCGATGCTCTCTTGCTGCAAGCCAAAGCCCGAAAGCTTCTCGACCATCTCGCGCTCTTCGTCAGTCGGACAAAGCGGAGGCTGACCCGCTCCCGGCCTCGCACCACCCCTTCTTGAACTTTCTTGTCCCGATGTTTCAATCCCATCATCCATGTTAGTGCCTCCTAACTTAGTTAATCAATCGGTAACGAACCGCTCCACAAACAGGGGAACTACGGGAACTACCTTAAGGTAGTAGTTCCGTTCCGTTCCCCTAATTGTTAGTTTTGTCACAAAAGGGAACAACGGAACAGTTCCCTAAAAGTTCCCTTGTTACCTTCTCCTTTTTGAAGCCGAAAGCAACATAGAGTCCCCCTGTACGATGTCCACCACAATCCAGCCATGCTCGAAATGGTCAATGGTTTTGCCTAAGAGCAGCTCAGAAATTGGCTTGCCTTTGGCCGATGGCTTAGTGTAGACCGCTGCCGATGCTTCGGTTAATTCAAGTTTATCAACAAGGTATTGCATAAACCCTGATCTACTCATATATGGTTTGCCACCCCTTTCCTCTGACCCAGTTGCAGCCCAAGCATTCTCAAATAACTTTCTATGCCTGCTTAATTTGTCATCTTTGATTGACTCATTAACTGGGGCATCAACCAAATCAACTATGGCGCTGGTAATTGGTTGGCCGTCTTCATCCATCCACCCTGGGATCTCAACTTGATGCAGCATGGCGTGGATAGTTGTAGCCAGTTCTGCATCTTTGCTTTTCCGTTGGACGATCTGCATGGGCGCTTTTTCTTTTGCTGGGACGATGCTGATTTCAATATCTAAGGCGCCTTTCCATGCTGAGCTGCCTCGGGCTCGGTGCTGGGCTTCGTCTGAAACACCCGTGTGGTGAACGAGGATGACTGTGCAGTCGAACTCGCGCATCAGGTTGGCGCAGGCATCTAGCATTGTCTTGGCATCCTGGGCGCTGTTTTCGTCTCCGAGAAGGAAACGATGGAGGGTGTCAATGACGATGACGCTGGGTAGGATTTGAATTGCCTTGATTGAGTCGGCTACTTTTCTGTAGCCATCGGTCGTATTCAGGTCGCACCCTGCCTTGCTTAGCCACATCTGAAGGGGGCCGGCCTGGTGGTGATGCTTCCAGGCGGCTATGCGACTGCGCAGGCCGTGGTGGCCTTCGCCTGCTAGATAAACAACCTTGCCGGGCTTCACCTTTTGAGCTGCCCATTCGGGGGTGCTGCTGGCTATGCGCAGGCACCAGTCTAAAACAACAAAAGTCTTTCCGCCGCCGCTGGGCCCGTGAACCATTACTAGGGCCTGATCCTGTACCCAGCGCTTCACTAGCCATGAGATTGGGGCTGGTTGGGCGCAGTAGTCGTCAGCAGGGACTAGCCAATCTTCGGCGGGTGATTTTGCATCCAAATTCTCAAGCAAAGATTCAGCGGCTTCTGACCCTAACGCAACCGAGCTGGCAACGTCGCTGTTTGGCTCGTACCGAGAGACCGACCGAGCAATCTGCCGGATTTCCGAGCTGGGCAATGGGATCTCACAGCGAGTCTCATTCGCTACGCTAAGAGCTGCCAAGATTTCAGCTTCACTCATACCATAAGAACGCATTGCACCAGCTAGGCTGGTCAGGCCCGAGTTGCGATTGCCCTTGATGATTGACGAATCATTCGAGGCTGTTCGCTCTTTCCTAGTCGGCATCATTGATGCAAGCCATTCCGGCGGAATGCTGACTGGCCCCACGCCGTCGAACGGGTCGCTTGATGCCTCCCATTGATACGTCTTGCCTTCAATTTCAGACGGGTACGCTACAAAGTACCGTCCATTTGAAAGCAAGTCCACGCCGTCCAGCAGCTTGCAAGACTTTATGCCGTCTTGGTACGCAGCAAGATAGTGATAGCCACCGCCTGCTGTTAAGGCTGTGATCCCGTCGGGCAGTTGGCCGTGCTTTGCTGTCCACTCGTCCCAACTGTCTTGGCCACCGTTGCGCGGGTCAATGTCGTACACAACAAGACCGGAGGCCTGTCCTGCCGCTACGCCAATGTTTAAGTCTGGGTTTGATGTGAACCACGCCCGGATCTGGTCCGGATCGTCCGTCGCGTCGTGTACGCCGTGCGCTGTCGCTGGAACTTTGCCGTTGGGGACAACCGGAAGAACTTTCCAGCCCCACGAAGCATATGTGAGAGCCGCTTCAAGCTTTTTGGATGGATCACCCATTTGATCCTCCTTGAACAACGCGAATTAAATTGCAAATTCGACCATCCACGCCAATCGGAGTTACCGACAAAGCGCCCAAATCTTCTTGGTCGTGATCGCTATAAATTTGCCAAGCAATGACAAGCTCAGGAGATCGCTCTCTGGTGTCGTGGTGGCTCCGTTGACAAATTGCAAAAGTGCCTGGAGCGGCAGGAATAATTGATACGGACATGGTTGGCGCTTTCTGAATTCAGCACCTAGGTGGAGGCTGGGCGAAGCGCCAACCTCACCCGCGTGTACGGGTCCCAGCCCCCACCTAGGGGCACACGTTAACTGGTTGGCATACAAACCTTAACAGGATAAGAGAGACAACGCAATCAGGAAAGCACTGCTTTTGCGCTATTTGTCAAATAGTCACTCAGCGCCGCCAACACCCGGTGAGACGGATTGCAATCAGCATTGTTGCGAATGTCCCTCAGAGTGTTCGGATGCAGGCCAGTCTTCTCAGAAATGACAGTCAGACGCCGATCCTGAAGCTGTGCGCGTATCAATTCAAGTGTAAGCATGTTGTTGTTAAAAAAGTTGCGTTGGGGTGTTGACATGATACGCCCGACTGAACTATAGTGTCAACACTGCTTGAACGGATTCCCCGACGAAGCAGCCAAACGGAGACAGCAAAATGGAACTGATTTATCAAGAAGGCTTCTATAAAGTGTACGCCTCGACGGTGGGCGATTACGTTCTGATCTGGTCATCAGACTACCCCGCCCGCTCTACCCTGATCGGTACCTGCGACTGCATGCTAGACGCACTAGAGTGGGCCAGAGACTGGGTGCATTGCAAAATTGATGATGTAGCATTTTAATGCGCGCGGGGTGTTGACAAATTAACAAACACCCCGTAAAGTACACCCATCGCACGAACAGATCCCCTGACGGTGCGACATACGGAGATAGACATGAAAAACAATGACCTGCAACTGACCCAAGCCGATCAATTGGGTGCTCTGTTGGCTGAGATTTCTATCCTTGATGCAAAAGCCGAGACCATCAAGGCCGCCATGCGCGAAGCTGGCGGAGTGCACGATGGCGTGCTGTTCAGATCCACGGTTGTTGAGTCAAACCGGTCCGTAACGGACTGGAAGGCCCTATGCGCCTCCCAGGGCATCGGGTCCGATGTGGTAGCAGTCCACACCAAAATAACGGCGGTTTACTCTGTGAAGACTACGTCTAAATGAAGCACTGGCCGTTCCCCACATACAAGGGAGTGGCCTTGCCAAGGCCCCCCGCTACCCCGTTCCGCCAGGAACCCCTACCACCCGCGCCCCCGGCGCCTTTTTAAGAAAACATCATGGCTATTAACCTCAAATCCACAAAATCACTTGCCGCTTCTGGCGTGAAATTGCTCGTATACGGACAAAGTGGCGCAGGCAAAACTTCCCTTATTCCCACCCTGCCCAGCCCTGTAGTGCTATCGGCCGAAGGCGGCTTGCTCTCAATCGCCGGTGCCGATGTGCCATTCATTGAGATCAGCTCAATGGATGCTCTCAGAGAGGCTTACGAGTGGCTCACAAAGTCGGATGAAGCTAAAGGCTTCCAGTCAGTGGCGATTGACTCGATCAGCGAAATTGCCGAGGTGGTGCTGAACTATGAGAAAAAGCACAACAAAGACCCACGCGCAGCATACGGCAGCATGCAGGAACAGATGGCTGACGTCATCCGGGCATTCCGTGACCTGCCAGGCCGCCACGTTCTGATGACAGCTAAGTTAGAAAAAACTCAGGATGAAATGGGCAAAGTTCTGTATTCCCCTAGCATGCCGGGTAACAAAACTGGCCAATCTCTCCCTTATTTTTATGACGAAGTTTTGGCCCTTCGAGTTGAGCGCGACGCGGATGGCAATACTCAGCGTGCCCTGATGTGCGACGGGGATGGGGCTTGGTTAGCCAAGGATCGTTCTGGCAAGCTGGGCGCGTGGGAAGGGCCGGATCTGGGGGCTGTTATTGCAAAGATTGGGGGGGAAGTATGACGACATTAAGAGAAGCCGCAAAGTTGGCGCTGGAGGCTTTGGAGCTTGAAGAAGCACAAACCGCTTATCCATCTCACTTTCTAAAAAAAGCCATGGGTGTTGTTCGCACAGCGCTGGCAATTCAAACAGTACCTAGTGACTGTTCAGATAGTCACCAGCCGGTGGCGTGGATGGTCTACACACAAGACGGCACATCCGCATTCGTGACCGCCAACCCGAAAGACTTTACGCAAGACCACCGAGCGCTACCCCTCTACACCGCCCCACCCCAGCGCAAGCCGCTGACGGATGAGCAGTTGGTCGAAGCATATTGCTGCGTGAACGACAAAGAATGGGCGATCGGGGGCATGACTGATGCCCGGATTTTTGCCAGAGCAATCGAGCGAGCACATGGGATCGGGGGTGAGGAATGACAAAAGACGACATCATCCGCATGGCGCGTATAGCCGAAATGGGTTTCGACATGACAATGCCAGCCGTGATCATGGAACTAGAACGCTTTGCCGCCCTAGTAGCTGCTGCCGAGCGCGAAGCGTGTGCAAAAGTGGCAGAAGCGTATAAAGAAGACTGCTACGCCGGGGATTTGGACTGGTATGTAGTCAAGTACATAGTTGACGAAATTAAAGCAAGGGGGAAGGAATGAGTAAGTGGGCACCGGCAAACAAATCAAACATTGCAAGTTGTATGCATGTTCGAATAGTTGATGATGGTGGAGAAATCTGCATCGTGACGTGGCAGGGAAGAGAACAAACTACTGATTTGCTTGCTGAAAAGATATGTGAACTTGCGAACAAAGAAAGGAGTGAGAAATGACCGAACTAAAACAAGCCCTGCTAATGGCAATCAGTGCCCTTAAGCAGTCAAAACCTTCCCCCAGAGAAGGAGATGACGACTACGTAGAGCAAGGGCACCGCGAACACTTCAGGGCTTTGGCCGCGCTTCAAGAAGAGTTGGAAAAACTGGGGGAGGAGGAATGACCATCTTCATCAAAACCGACGCTCTATTTTTGGCCTCCCAGTGGGAAGCAGCAAAGATTGAGGAGAAGGCAGCAACAGACCGCCGCCGAAAGATTGAGGATCAACTTATCCAGTGCCTGGGCATCCCAGAGAACTTGGAGGGCACCAAGACCGAGCTTGCCGGGATGTACGAAATAAAGGTCTCTGGGCGCCTTGACCGCAAGGTAAATGCTGATAAGCTACAGACTCTCGCAGGGGAAGCCGGTCTGACCGAACACCTCTCAAGTCTCTTCAGATGGAAGCCCGAAATCAATCAGGCTGCTTGGAAGTCGGCGCACGAATCTATCACCGGGCCTCTGCTTGAGGCTATCACCACCACGGCCTCTAGGGCGTCTTTCACTATCACAAGGAAATAATCATGGCATTTCTCTCACAATCATTCGACGTTTCTGAACTCCCACAAGCATCAAAAGACTACAGCGTTCTGCCTGCTGGCTTGTACTCGGCAACGATAAGTGGCGCCGAAGTCAAGGAGACCAAGGCCGGGACCGGCGAGTACATCGCTATCAAGTACAGCATTACCGGCCCAACTCACCAGGGGCGCGTGATCTTTGGCAACCTCAATATCAAGAATCCCAACCCGAAGGCTGAGGAGATTGGACGTCAGCAACTTGGCGACATCATGCGCGCCATCGGCTTGGCTCGTGTCACGGATACCGATCAACTCATCGGCGGCAGTCTCGTCATTAAGCTTGATGTCAAGGACGATGACAAATACGGCGAGCGCAATGAAGTGAAGGGGTTCAAAGCCGCTTCTGGCTCAGTATCAAGCCTTCCAACTGCTGCACCTGCCGCGCCCGCGAGCGCCAAGGCTGCGCCTCCTTGGGCTAAGAAGTAAGCAAAAAAAAGCCCCTCGTAAGAGGGGCAATGGCAACTGCCTTCGGGGGCAGAAATGGAGACACGCACATGCAAAACTTCGATATAGATTCTATACCAACTTTGATTGACGTTGTACACGAGGAGCGCGAAGAAAAACCTCGGCCCCACTTGGGCGCCTCTATGCTGGGCCACAAGTGCGATAGGTGGCTGTGGCTGTCGTTTCGTTGGGCAGTGGTTGAGAAGTTTTCAGGCCGCATGTTGCGGTTATTTCGCCGGGGTCACAATGAAGAACAGCAAATTATCAGTGATTTACGGGCTATTGGGCTTGATGTTCGGACTCCCTCGGCGGGTCAGAGCCGCGTTGATTTTGGGGCGCATGTTTCTGGGTCTCTTGATGCTCGGATTGAAAAGGGCGTGCCTGGGGCAGAAAGAATCCCCCACATCGCAGAGTTCAAAACGCACTCGCTGAAGTCTTTCAATGACCTGCGTAATAAGGGCGTACGAGACGCAAAGCCTATGCATTGGGCTCAGATGCAAGCGTACATGCTGGGCACTGGTCTAGAGTGGGCGTTGTACGTGGCAGTGTGCAAAGACGATGACCGCATTCACACAGAGCGGATTGCATTAGACAAATCAGCAGCTCAGAAGTTGGTGGACAAGGGCCGCAGGATTGCATTGTCTGACCGGATGCCGGAGCCTTTGAGCGCGGATCCGACGTGGTACGAATGCAAGTACTGCCCGGGCCACGATCAATGCTTTGGAAGCAAGACAACGAAGCAAGTCAATTGCCGCACATGCGCCCACTCTTCTGCGCTGAGTGATTCAACATGGCACTGCGCACGATGGGATGACCTGATTCCGGTTGAAGCACAACATGCAGGGTGTGAGTCGCATGTACTGCACCCTGACCTAGTGCCTTGGCCTGTTCAAACAGATTGGGATTCGCACAGCTGGCAACCAATATATCTGATCGGCGGCAAGAAGATGGCTAACGGAGAGCCGGGCGATGGTGTTTACTCAAGCAAGGAACTGTTGGCTAATGCCGAGGCTTGTGCAGATGAAGCAGTTCAGAAACTTAGGTCTGAATGGCCGGGGTCTAGGGTGACGGGATGATGCTCCGTGACTACCAACAAAAGGCAATCGATCAACTCTACAGTTGGTTTGAGGCGGGCAACGAAGGCAATCCTTGTCTAGTGCTTCCAACCGGCTCAGGAAAGAGCCACATCGTTGCGGCTCTGTGCAAAGACGCATTGCAGAAATGGCCCGAGACCCGGGTTTTGATGCTCACCCATGTGAAAGAGTTGATTGAGCAAAACGCGGAGAAAATGAGACTCCATTGGCCTGGGGCGCCAATGGGTATTTATAGCGCAAGCATAGGAAAGAAGCAACTTGGCGAGCCCATTACTTTTGCCGGGATACAGTCAGTACGCACAAAGTCAAAGGAGCTGGGCCACATTGACATTGTGCTGATTGATGAGTGCCATCTTGTGAACCACAAGGACGAGGGGGGCTATCGGACATTGCTGGCCGAGCTGAAAGCTATCAACCCGGCAATGCGAGTGGTGGGGCTTACTGCCACGCCCTACCGTCTAGGTCACGGCCTAATCACGGACAAGCCCGCTATCTTTGATGATCTGATTGAACCCGTAAGCATCGAGGAGTTGGTTCACAAGGGGCACCTGTCCAAGCTCCGCAGCAAAGTGACAGACGCAAAACTTGATACGACAGGCGTACACAAGAGGGGTGGGGAGTACATCGAGGCAGAGCTTCAAGCCGCTGTTAATACAGACTTGAACAATATTTCTGCTGTTAAAGAAGTCGTTAATTTGGCGGGTGATCGTAAGGCGTGGCTGTTTTTCTGCGCCGGGGTTAAGCACGCCCAGGCGGTTGCAGACACGCTAATCGCTTATGGCATCACCGCGGAGTGTGTAACAGGTGAGACGCCGAAGGCAGAGCGCGAAAGCATTCTGGCCCGTTACAAAGCCGGAGAGATCCGAGCATTGACAAACGCCAACGTGCTTACGACAGGCTTTGACTACCCGGACATTGACCTGATTGCCATGTTGCGCCCGACCATGTCGGCAAGCCTTTACGTTCAAATGGCAGGCCGAGGCATGAGACCAAAGAGCCACACTGACCATTGCCTGGTGCTTGATTTCGCCGGTGTGGTGAGTACGCATGGCCCGATAACCAACGTGCAGCCACCTAAGAAAGCGGGTTCAGGGGAGGGTGACGCACCCGTCAAAGTATGTGAGAACTGCGATGAGCTTTGTGCGATATCGGCGTTGAAGTGCCCGGCCTGCGGTCACGAATTCCCGCCGCCAGCGAAGAAGGAGCTGGTTTTGCACATGGATGACATTATGGGCATCCAGGGGCTGGAACTGGAGGTAACGAGTTGGAACTGGCGCAAACACTTAGGCCGCACAAGTGGAAAGGAAATGCTCGCCGTGACGTATTACGGGGGCCTGAGCGATCCGCCGGTGACTGAGTACCTGCCGGTGTTGCACGACGGTTACGCAGGTCAGAAGGCCGCTCAGACTTTTGTGACGATTGCCAGGCAAGCGGGGGTCGAAACGAATGCGCAAGGACTAGATGAAGCAGTGAAATCAATGGCGGGCTCACGTCCTCCCGCCTTGGTTGAATACAAAAAGGATGGCAAATTCTTCAGAGTAATCCGAAGGGAGTGGAAATGAGACCGCCAGAACCACAAGCTGTAATTCTTTTCAGAGCCAGAAAAAAAGAGCCCGTGCCGAGGTGCTGTCACACCTGCGACAACTACAACGAGGTGGGCTGGTGTGCGTTGTTTGACTTGCAGCCGCCAAACGAATTCACCCAGTCATTCAACGAGTGCCCCGAGTGGACTGAGGAGGTTCCATTTTGATGAACAAACAAGAACGACACCAGTTTGACCGCTTGTCCCGCTTGCTGGAGGCAGAAAGAGAGCGCGCAGAAAAAGCTTGGGTCGGATATCGTGAGATTCTGTATGAGGTCGTTGACCTTAAGATGAAACTAGAACGGATTCAGAAAGCAATCAATGGCGAAGAATGACACACCCAGCGAGCACTTTGAACAGCGCGAATTTGTGAAGTGGTTTCGTCAGACTCACAAAGGCGTCCGGATCTTTGCCATCCCGAACGGGGGCGCCAGAAGCATAACAACAGCCGCTAGGCTCAAGGTGGAGGGCGTTACATCTGGGGTGCCGGATCTTTTCATCCCCGAATGGCTGATGTGGGTTGAGATGAAGCGCCAGAAAGGTGGTGTTGTCAGCCCAGAGCAAACGGACTGGATAGCCTACCTGCGCGGAGTGGGGCACCTTGTCATCGTCAGCAAAGGCGCCGAGGATGCAAAGAATCAAATCATGGGGTTCAAAAATGAGAAAGCATAAGCAAGCAAGAGCGACTTACACGCACTGGGATATGTTGATGGCAAGCGGCACAGATCCGATGCCAGCAGCAAAACAACAGTGGCAACTGCTGAGGATGTACGAGGGGCTGAGGTCGCTAGAACAGTCTGAGAATCCAACTTTCCATGATTGGATCGCTTGCTCAGATGCTGTGAACATGATGGAGACCTTGACGGAAATGGGCGCGTGCTTAGATGCTAGCGGGCTACTGAATGACGCTGTAAGGGCCCTAGCAGAGGCTGGAGAGCGATACAAGACGCACAAAGTCTTGAGGCTGAATGGCGAAGGCATTGCCGCTATCCGAGCTGTGCTGGAGGACTACGCAGAAGCAATCCGCACCCTTCCCGCCAGGACGATGTTGCAATGTCACATCAAGACAGAAGCAAGAATGCGTGAGCTGCTAGCCGGGAGAGGGCGGGAAAACGACGTTGTTGTAAAGCCTTTTCATAAAGTAATTGACAATGCAATGTAGTCTCTGCACAATACACACATCGCAACCAAACGACCGGAAGGACTCCAAATGTTTTGCTCCAACGACACCGATCTGAACAATTATTTCAAGCGCCAAGAAGCAAACGAGGCCGCTTACGAAGAGATAAGGTCATACGCTCTTGAGGCTATGGACAACAATGCCATTGACGGCGGTGAAGTGCTCTGGGCCTGCGAGCAGTTTGACTTGAACAAAATGACTGCCGAGCAAGTTGGCAAGTACATCATTGAACATCGCAACTCCATTCTGGAAAAAATAATTGACAAGATGCTGTAAGTTTTTGGGGGTCTCGTAGAGGTAAGCTGGGTGCGCCCAGCGCCCCCGCCATTTTTGGGAAAACATATGGCAGAGCGTAAAAAGTTTCACGTGAATCATTTGCTTCACCAGGCATTGCTGACTTGGGCGCCAGGCGAGGGGCCAACGATTGAGATCAATTGCTTAGAGCGGCTTTACCCAAGCATTCGGTGGGATTGCATTTTGCTGGGGGAAAACAAGTTCGCCAGAGGCCGCAGGGCCGACGGCCCCCCGCTTGGCGGAGGCAGGATCAAGGTCAATCGCGTTGTCATCATCATTCGGCATTTGCGGGAATGGCTAGAAGTGGCCAACCCGGATAAGACAAAGACCCCCGCCGAGGTGATAGAGGTTCTCTTGTCCGAGCAGAAAAGGGTGCTGGCCGCTCGCAAGGAATTGCAGGAAATTCAGAAGTTACGAAAAGCAAAAGAAAAGGCAGAAGAAAAGAAGTTAGAACCAAAGCCGGTTAAGTCCAAGGCACCGAAGCCAACAAGCAACGATCTATGGGGAGTCTGGAAATGAAAAAAAGGGGTCGAGGCGAGGAGATGCTCAAGGCGCTGGCAGAACTTGGGCCAATGACAACGGTTGAAATATGCGCCGCAATTGGGACAACAAAAATCAAGAGCGGAGCAATTCTTGGCCGTCTCATGAAGGCCAGCGTGACAAAGCCCAAACGTGTTTACATTTACGGATGGGTTCAAGACGCAGAGGGCGCTAGACGGTATCCGAGAGCGATTTACGCCATTGGTGACAAGAAAGACAAGCCTGCGCCAGTACCATCCCCCGCCGAAAACCAACGCAGGTACAAGGCAAAGAAATCAAAAAGGGTGAACAGCGTATTTCAGCTTGGCACACCGATCAAATACAGGCATTTATGAACACAACTGCTTTAAAACTTGTTCGACAGTTGTGGAATGTACAGACAGTGCCGCGCAGTCAGAACCGGCACAATCAGCGCCAGTGGGTCAGAGCGGTAAGAATGCTCGGAGCCCGTTGGCTATTGGCAGAATCAATCAAAAGGAAAACCCGTGGCAGACATTGACGAGACATTGCAGGAACGAGGCAGCCGGTACGGGGTCTTTGCCAAACACGCTGAGGTCTCTCAAGACCTTAAATTCACAATCAACATCCATCTTAAGCGCCGAGGCAAGCTGCTCCAAGCAGACCAGCAGGAAGCCTTGGATATGATTTGCCACAAGATTGCCAGGATCGTAAATGGCGATGAGAACTACGACGACAACTGGATTGACATAGCTGGGTACGCTCAGTTGGTGGCAAAACGCTTACAAGGGCAAGAAATATGAGCTGCAACAATTGTTACCAAGGCAGGAGTTGCAACTGCGACAGGTCTTTTGAGGCCCGTATGCTGGCAATCATTGCTTGGCTTATAGTTTTTGGATTTACCTTATTGGTCTTTTTTGGGCTTTTCTTGCAGGCTTAAAAATAAGACTCTCTCAGCAACTCTTCGCCTAAGCAAGCCTGGTAAGACTTTGCCACCTGCTTTGCTAAACCTAAGGAACTGATCCGCTGCGCCTTGAATGTCGCCTCGGGTCAGTTTTGCTTTGAGGGTTGATCTTTGCAACGCACCCAATCCGAGGTTGAAGGCGAAGCTAACCAGAGCATCAAATTGACATTGCGGCAGGTTTGCTCCACATAGTCTTTCCACGCCCGATTCAAAACGATAAAGGTCGTCTCGTAAAAGTTCATTGACTTCAGTCTCGGTGAAACTACGTTTATGCTCCGGCTTCAGCGGGAAATGCCGTCGCCCATCCATTGAGAGGTAATGCTCATCATGGTATAGCACGTGCCCAACGCCAACAGTCCAGAGCAGCGCAGGGCACTTATAGGGCTTGAGCCGGACTCCCTCAAAGTGTTTGATGAGGTCAATCCCTGCCTTGGAGATCTTCATTTCCCGAAGGCTCTACCACCGAAATGGAAGGCTATGATCGAGGCAAACAGCGCCTGAGTGCCTTCGTCCCAGAGCTGCACGGCCAGAGCGTCAAACGAGGCGCCAACCCTCACGCCATGCACGAATAGTCCAATGTCAATCAAGACCAAGAGCAGAAAGAAGCCGTAAGTTATCGCGGGCCTGACACTAGCGCGTAGATTCCTGACCCATGCGCTGGTTCCGTCTTGCAAGGCCACATCGTGTGCGTAGATGGATTTGGTTTCCTCAACTTGGGCACCGATGCGGGCCTGAATCTGCTGATTGGCTGCTTCCATTTCAAGTTGCACACTTCGTATTTCCTCCAACTTGGCCTGGGCGTCAAAACCCAGTTTGCGCAATTGCAACTCACGCTCAATCTGCATCCTAGTCAACTCAAGTTCCTGCCGCTTGTCGTTTCGATCTTGGAGGAAGTCCAAGAACTTTGGCAAGCCGCCAGCCAAGAATGAGCAAATGGTGCTGATGAGCGTAAGCATTATGGTTTATCTACCTTGTGATCCAATTTGTCGCTGATCTTGCCCAGCAGCGCCTTTATTTCACCCATATCATCTCTGTAGTCATCCCGTCGCACATACCGGGCTGGCATGTTTCTGATGTCAGTGTCTAAACGTTCAATGGCCCGGTAGATGTGGCTTAAGATCCAACCACCGAAGAAGCCGGCAACGCTGACGGCAATGTTGAAGATGAATTGAGATTCCATGGTTGGGTCCTGTTACTGGTTTTGACTTAGTGCGTTCTGGTTGGATGGTGCCAGCATGTTTGCAGGCAGATTCCTTGCACCACCCATTGATTCCATTGAGCGCATGATAGCGCGAGCAACAAAGTCACGGTGTTGAGTTGGAACCTTGGAAAGAAGTTCGTTCAGGCTTGCGCCAGATTGGAAGCCTCGTTCCAATTGGTCCAGCACCTTGGTGCTCAATCTGCTCTGCATCTCCGCCAAAACAGCGTTGGGGACCGTAGACTTTGGAACAAAAGATGGAATCCGAAAGCCTGAGGTGTTGGCCTTAATTATTGCTTGCAGATCGGTCTCACCCGCCTGAGCCAATGTGCCCATCCGTTCTGTACGCTCAATGTTTGCAGCAATAGGGCGAAGATTCTCAATCTTTGACCCCATTTCCTTAACAATGTCGTAGCTTCCGGGGCCAAAGATTGCCTCTACAGCGGCAGTATCGTTCCCTCCAACAAGCTTCGCAAACCCAGGCTTGTTTGTCCTATAGAGATCCATCAACTGCGCAGCCATCTTGGTCTGGTCAATTCCTCGCATACCCATTTCGTAGGTCTGCAAGTAATCTTTCCATCCTTTGCCGCCTGCCTTTTCAATTGCGTTGTCAATCATTGGCTTGACTTCAGTCATGACGCTGGCAGCGCGGGCATTCTTTGCGCTTTGTGATGCATTCGGCATCAGTGCATCAATCACGTCATTGATCGCACTCTTCCTAATGGCGTACAGAGCCTCACCAGTAATAACTCCGTTCTTGTCAGACCATTCCCTGAGCTTGGAAGCAACATTGTTCAATGCTTTTGCATTCAAATCAGGAATGCCAATGTCTGGAGTGCTCAATTTCTTTTCAATGCTGGACACCATACCGTTGACGTTCAAAGGCTCAAGACCAGCAGCCTTGATGGAGGCAATACGATCTTCCGCACTCTTTGCAGTCGCCAAAGCAACCTCACGCTCTGTAGACCCAGGCGGGTACAAATAGGCGTTAGATTCTCCAGGAGGAACGCCGAACTCACGGCCTCTCTTAGATATCTCTTCTGCTTTTTGAACTGTAGCGGTTGTCTTGTTTGCTCCGCCAATAGCCTGTTCACGCATTGGGCCAGTTTGCGCATTGAGAGCCGCCTTCATCCGTTCGGCCTCTTGCATAGCGGCTGTCTGAGTTGGGCCGCCTGCCATGCGAGTAAGTGCGTTTTCCTCAACAGCAGTTTGTTGCTCTAGATTTCTACGCAAAGCATTGGATGCATCTCTTTTTTCAACTGCGGCACCCAACGACTGGATCTGCGCCCGATCAACTCCGGCAACGGCTTGGGCTGCTGTTTCAGTTGATGGCGCAACACGTGCAGCTTGTTGAATTGCCGCCAGTTCTGGACCCGCTGCCTGCCGAGCAATGTTTGCTGCCTTTAGTTGAGAATCAAACAAGTCTTTGACCCAAGGGGCAACTGCTTTGTAAGCACCTGCAATGGGTCTAACAATTGTTGGTAACGCAGCGCCAAACCCAGCGCCAAGCCCGATGCTTTCTGAATCAATCGGAGCCATGCTCGCAGCACCAGAAATTCCTCCGCCTAAACCGCGAAGTGCCAAGTCTGCAAGTCTATTGCCAGCTACATTGGCGCCAAACCCACCGGATTCAACCGCCGTTGCCACTGGGGTCAGGAACTTTGATGCTGCCGGAACAGCTTTTGCCCCAAGTTGCAACGTTCTAGCCGCCGCACCGGGAGCGCCAAGAGTCAAGCCAATTTGTGTGCCTGTTCTGGCAAATGAAGCCATTGGAGAGTTGGGATCTCCGCCGGTTACGTCTTGCGCAAGAGAGCGTATTGCCTGCCTTCCAGCATTTGGTTCAAATGGCACATCGCTTGGCACTCCCGCAATCAAGTTGGAAATTGATTGTTGAGCCCGTTCTCCGCCAGGAATTATGCCTAGTATGTTAGTTCCAATTTCCGGGACAGCAGTTACCATACCAGCTCTGAAATCTTTAGATGCTTGTATTCCAGCTTTTCTTGCGGCGCGTCTTTCTTCAAGAGTAGAACTTGCGTAATCAAAACGTTTTTGTGAAGGCATTCCTTCACTAGGCGCAACTTCTTGCGGCTCAGTCGTTGGCGCAAGTTTGCTTACATCGTACCCGTTAGCCTGCAACTTGGCCGTAAGATCAGCCTTGCTCATGCCATCGGGCACGCCCCTGATAACTGTTCCATCTGGCAGACGAACATCCATTATTTGAGGCTCCCAAAATCAATTACGTTGCCGGACGAGCTAGGTGGCAACGGGCTTGCTGGGCCTTGGGATATTGGCCTAGCGCCTCCAGCAGACGGCAATGGGATTTGTCCAACGCCAGTACGATCCGCCTTAGACCTTGCTTTTTCAACGCCGTTGCGAATTACTGATTGCAAATCCATAGCCGCTTGAATAAATTCTTTTTCGTTTGTTGCTATGGACATGCGATTGATTGCGCTGGTGGCTTTTGTGCCTTCTTTCTCAGTAATAGCGCCACCACCTTTAAGAGACTCAAATGCCTCAAGAAATGAAGCGCCTTGGATCTGGTCAAAACGCGCCATAAAACTTGCTGCGTCAGTGCCATGAACAAGTCTGGCACCGGGCAGCCAAGTTGCACCAACAGCGTTTTGAAAACCAGGGTGTGCTTTCTCGCCTGAAAGTAGCTTTCTGGTTTTTGAATCGCGTTTGCCAATCATTTCGTCAATCAATCGCAGGCCTTCTTCAGCCCGAGTGATTATTTTTGGCAACGCCTGCACTGCTCCAATGTCGCCTTTGGCTATTGCCTCTCCAGTTGCCCTAGCATTAGACATTAGTTGCTGGAATGCTGGGTCTTCCTCTCTGATTGCTCTTTGTTGAGAAACACGCAATTGACCTTGAGATACCGCAAGTTGGCCTTGTGCGATTTTGTTTTGCTCAATTTGAGCAGGGGTCATGCCCGGGGCCTGAGACGGCAAAACCTCTTGCTTAAATGTTTGGCTGTTTGGATTTTCATCCAAGAAAATAATGCTCCCGTCCGCGCGCTTCACTTCGCGCGGCTTAGGCATTGACATTTCTAACTGCTTCTCAGCCGACATTAATCCTTGGAGCTTTTTTTGCTGCCATTGTTGGAACTCAGGCATTGTTTGCAGGCCAGCAAGTTCAGCCTTCTGCGCATCTGCTTGTTGTTGCGAGAAGTAACCTTGCCTTACGCCATCATCCAGTGCGGCAATTACATCAGCGCCACTCTTAGCGGATGAGACTGCTTGATATCCAGCGGCAAGTCGTTTTCTACTCAAGTCAAATTGAGAGGATTCAGTTTTTGCTTTGGTTTCCAGCAACTTGGCTTGTTCGCTGGCTCTTTCGGCTATTGTCTTAGCAAACCCAGCGCCTGCTTGACCATACCGCATGAGTTCAGACTGACCTTTTGGAGATGCAAGATCAGGGCTGCCAGCAAGATAGTTCCTCAGCCCTTCCTGCTCCCGCAAGCCGCGCTGATACTCCTGCATTTGCATATTGGCAAGTTCATTGGCTCGCTGCCCGCTCTCGATCTGCTGAAACTTAGCAAGCCGGTTCAGAGGGGACTCAAGCTGTACGGTGGGCTGGAAGCCCATTGCGATTCTTGGATCAATTGGCATGATTAACCTTTATATAATTATGTCCACGACCCGCCGATCCCAATGTCGCGATCATCAGGAAGGTAGGACACGGAACTGCCGACTTGAGCGCCTACCCCACCCCCTTGTGGCCTCATCCTATTCAAGTACTGCTGATCCCCATACATGTTCAACCCTTGATTCAGGGCACCAGTCAACGCATTGGCGCCGCCAATGTACCCAGAAGCACGGGCATTGCCTGCGCCCATGTAAGCCTCACCAGCGCCTTGTGCATAGTTCCCAGCCGCAGTGCCAAGCGTATTGGCTGAGGTTTGACTTGTCCTCATCAATGATTCCATCGGCTGAAGCTGATTGGATCTATTGGTCTGGTAGCGATTAAAGGCATTCATGTATTCTTGAGAAGCCTCATTTTGGCCGAATCGCTGGGCACCCTTCAGAGCCGCACCAGAGATAAGCCCCCCTCGGGCTGCTGCTTGCCTATCCAGCGCCTTCAAGCCTTCGCTCATACGGAAGGCATAACCCGGGTCTTGCTGGAAATCCTCCATGCCAAAGTCACGGGCGTATTTTCCAAACCCGGGCGCTTGCCTTTCGGCTTGATAGGCTTGCTGCGCCGCTTGATCTTTAGCAATTTCCGCTTGGATGGCTGCGCTTAGGCCGGCTTCGTCTAGGGTGCCGCTTCCTGGAATCCATCTTACTGAATCCCCCTGATCGCCTTGCCCGATTACATTCTCATATCTGCCGCCTGCGTCTCCTCGCATGTATTGAGAAGCCAAAGCATTACGAATCTCAGCCTCAGAACGAGCCGTTGGCGCCTGACCTTGCAGGCCAAGCATGTTCATGTACCGCTGCTGGGCGGTCAGACCCGCCTGGCGGAATGGCTCCTGCAAGGAGATTTGCTTCTCAAACATTTCCTTCTGGAGCTGCGCAGCACGATCCGCTGACGCTGCTTGAGCTGCTGCGGCATCGCTTGAAGCATCAGCGCCAATCAATGCACTTACAACTGAGCCGCCCCCTATGATCCATGCAGGCATATCAATCCCCTTTTAGTTTCTGCGCCAGTTCAAGCGCAACGGCTTCATTTACTGCCGCAATAAGCACATTGTCAACTTCATCCTCATCAGTGCAGTCGGTGGCATGGATGCAATACCAAACCACGTCCGTCAACGACCTCACGCCATGATGCTTGCCTGCCTCAATTGTCAGGCAGGCAGGGGCATGTAGTACAGAAGTTTTATCGTCTACCATCAGTTCCACAGACCCGCTCGCCAAAATGGATAAATGGTCGTGCAGGTGCGCGTGCTGAACCAGCCAACTCCCAGCAGGCATGCGAGTCTCTTTAGCGTATACGCCAGAACTAAAATGGTGTTCGATCATGTAACTTCCCGTCCACTAGCCCGAATGTTGATCGTTGCAGCAGTTCCGGCAACGGTGGAGATGAACCCGCCGGGGTTGAGCACATGCCCAACCAGCTCTGGGAAGGTGTACACCTCAGCCGGTTGCAGCGTCTTGGTCTTGGTAATCAAGTTTTGATTTCCTGAAGTATCGCCGCTTGTGACCAAGTTTACGCTGATTGTCGCTGCCGCCGTGTTGTAGTTCGTGGCAGTAAACTTATCAATGATGGTTGTGACGTTGGTAGCGTTGTACTGCGTGGTTTGCGTAGCTTCAGCAATTTTGCCTGGGATCAGGACTTTTACGGTAACGGTCAATTTATGCTCCTTCTTTTAGCGAAGAGGTGAAACAGTCTGGGTGCGCAGGTACGCCACAATCGCAGCGATTACCGCACCAGCCAATCCCTGAGCCTCCGGCGACATTGGAATCTGCACCAGAAAGCCTTGAGCAACCGACAACATCGCCAAGACTGCGGAGAACCACATCGTTTTTGATTTCAGCATTGTGCTGCCTTTTGCTCTAGTGAATTGTTTTAAAGTTCAGCATCTACCGTGTACGTTGCGCTAACAGTTGCTTCCGCGTTGGATGATGTTGTAGCGTTTACCACAAAAGAATCCGAAGTAATGTTAGATACAGAAGCCCCAGAACACAAAGAATACACAATGCCTGAAAGCGTAACGGCCGGTGATGTTAGTCTGCTTGTTACCTTGTTAAAAATTGTCCCCCCCGCAAAAGTCTGTCCGCCATTCACATACCTAGCAAGATAAAAAGATGACGTCGTAAAATACCGCTGGCACCTAGATTGTTGCGTTGTAACGTCAACATATTCAAAAGGCGTAGCGGTAGATCCTTCTTCAAGCTGAACAGAGCTAATGCTCAAAGTAGCGGTCCCAGTTGCCACACTTTGCGCAGATCTAAAAACAATCTCAAGTCCGTTGGACGCGCCTACTGGAAGATTGGTAAAGGTAAATGTAAACAGCGTGGCTGTGGGTGTTATGGATATGGAATTTGAGCCAATGTTTGTTGTTGCTGCAAAATTGTTTGACGTGTTTGCATAATTCAAAAACACTGTATGAGTCAGGCTTCCGACTGTTGTGCTGCCAGATGCCCAGAAGCTAAGCGTTACACTTTTCCCAACTAGGTCAGCGCAGTTAAGAAACTCAATGCGATGCTTAAAGTCTTGGAATTCTCCTGGAGCATATGAGCCAGAAACGTCAACAACATAGTTGCCGCCGTAGCTAAAGTTAGCAGACCTTGTGACGGTTGTAGACCCAGTGCCTGTTCTGTCAATACGCCATCTATCAACTGTGTATCCATTCAACGGAGACCCGCTAAAACTTGTTCCCCGTTGCGCAACTTGCATGTTCCCGTTTATCACGCGGTTGCGCATCCCGAGCTCGGAACCTGCATTTGCAAGTCTTGCAGTTGGCAAAGATCCTGTCGTTCCAGCCGACAAAGGCAAACCTGTGGCATTTGTAAGCACACCCGCAGTCGGCGTTCCAAGGTTGGTAGAAACCAACGTGGGGGAGTTCAATGTTGCTGAGTTTAAAGTTGCCGAAGTCAACGTCGCTGAATTGATCGTCGGAGAATTTAGAGTTGACGATGCGATCGTGGCTGATGTGATTGTCGCGCCATTTGACAAAACAATTGCGCCAGTCCCGGTGTACGAGCTGGCATTCCCAATGTTGTCCGAAGTCCAGATTAAAGCGTCAACGCTGTCTCTGAGCTCAAACTTATACAAGCTGTTTGCCAGCCAAACGCTTGCTTCCCCGCGCGAGTCAAGGATGACAGGGTTGGTGTTGGCCGAGGTGCCGGTGGAGTCCGTGTAAGTAGCAAGCGGGGTGGTTGTGCCTGCCGCGTATGTGTACAGCCTTCCCCCAACCAGCGGGATTCCGCTGGCAGTGAAGAATTGCATCTTTGGGCTTGGGGTGAGTGAGGCCATTTTTAACCCGTTGTAAGATTGACTTTAAACGCAGTCAGGATTGCGGAATAGGTTGATGGTATTGCAGGCGGGCCAACAACAGAAGCATAGTTTTTGATTGTGATCGTAGTTGCCGATGGCAGCCACACAAGCTCAACATAATTGCCAGCAGCAAGAGGAACAAAAAAGTTCCACCCAATGATGATGTGCCCATCGCCACCAGCGTGCTTCCCTGGAACCCACACCAGTCCGTTTGAGCCTGCGGCATCAGTGCCGTTGACTCTGAACCAGATATTCACATCTCCTTGCGTTGATGTGGTGTTCTCCAATTGCAAACTGAACTGAAAGTTGTACACCCCAGCCTCGTTCACATAAATGCGCGATGTGGGTGCGCCGACATAGACACCACTGGTGATATCAGTGCTATTGAAAGTTATCGTCGTTGCGGTAGTCGTTGAGCCGGTTTGAGTAGTCGTATCAAAGAATGCGCCATACGGAATTGGATGGGTCTCCAATGGCTTGGGGGCCATCTTCAACCCGTTCAGATCCGACTGCATCTGCTCAATGCAAGCATTTGGGTATGCTGATTGAGACACTTTTAGTGCATCAAGCTCCGATTGCATGAAGTCAGCATACGAGTCCAAATATGTGACTTCGCCCAACTTTAACGAGTTAAGTTCGCTCTGTAGCGAGTTGATTTGTTCAGGCAGATACGACAACTGAGCCTGATCGTATGAGTCGTTTAGATCTCCAAAATCAACCTGTGCCTGCGGCGCCAACTGAAGGTCACTTAGCGTAAGGTCATTTGTCCCGCCTCCAGTCAGACGGAACAAGTTCAAAAAGAACCGATACCACTCACGCGACATTAACCCGCTTCGCTCGTCAATGAGCGGAACTCTAGGTGGTGGAATGTTGGTGATATCAAGCATTGGTGCCACTCACAAGCAGTTCTGCGCCCATGATAGATATCCTAACCGGATCTGTGCCGGAAACTTCATAAACACGGTCACGCAGCCTTTGCGTCATGCCTAACCTTAGCCATATGACACGCTTGTTGAACTCACCAATGCGACCCATGCTGCGGTTATGGTAGTTACCCCAGGTGTGTCCGCCGTCATCTGACCAACGCAAAGCCACTGATGGTTCTGCCCCGACTGTCGTAGGCGTATTGGCAAGCAAATCACCGCTGGTTTCTGTAAGCAATTCAAAACCGGATTCGGTTGCCAGTTGGATTTCTTCAAGCGGATCAATACCGTTCAGACCAACTCCAGCCTCACAATCAAGTTGCAACGAATGATGAGCAGTACGTTTCAGGTTGTTTTTGCCAGTGTCTAACGCTCTCCAAGACCTGAGCCATTTCTGAACTGCGCCGTCATCCGAGTACACGTCCAAATCAAAGGCGTAGATCCGGCCATCCTCAAAGTCGCCAACGATAACTTCACCGTTGAAGTTCATCTGACAGTTGGATCGGTGCCTGATGAAGTTGCCGTTATAGAAGCCAGCCCGCTCATGCCAAGCCTGGGTGGATACGTCGTACACCCACGTCCGATTGGCCGATGGGAAGGTCAGCACATAGAAAGGGTGGCCTTCTTGCTGGTACGTGTAGGCAACTGCATCAGAGATGGTGTCATAGCTCGCAATTGCGTACTCAATTGCATGGGTAGAAATGCGCTGTCCCGTGTAGCCGTTAGCCTTGTAAACAATGCCATTGCCGCGAGCGTCAGAGCCCAGCCAGAAGATGGAATTGTCCAACTTGGCTACAGATGCAACAGCGGCACAGCCTATCTCATTAAACGCACCTTGAATGCGTTGCAATGGGAAATCAGTCAGTCCAGCGTCATACCAGACCTCAACCGAGTTGGAACCAAACAGCCAAACCTCTCGATGGTCAATAATCATTGACACCAATAGATCTGGGGAACCTTCTGTACTTGCAAAATCTGTCGCGTCAAAGACAAGTGGATAAATGTATCCTGATGGAAGCAAACTTGAGACGACGCTAACCCGTTGGGTGTTTGGTTCAATAAAGACAAAATACCCATCAAGGTATCCAACAACCGAAGCACCTGGGAAATTTGAGTCAGTGATCTGGTTAAATTCCCCAGTCAATGAAAAATAAGTGTAACTTGGCCCGTTACAAGCGATAAAAAGAACGCCGCCGTTGTCCGACATGCTGACAGGCCCAGTACCCGACACAGTGCCAATTGACGTGTACGTCCAATCTGTGGATAACTTATACACAGTTTGTCCACTGACAACATAGGCATAGCCGCCAAAGGCCCACAAGCCACGAACTGGCCCAGTCCCAATTGTCGCAAGCCTACGCAACCCGGGCGCCCGCATGAAAAACGCAGGTTCCTTGCCCCCGTCAGGCACGATCTCGGGGAACATGTTGACGAGACGATTCACCGCCTCGTTAACGGATCTGGCTACATATGCTTGGCCGAGAATGGGGGTCTTCATAGAGAATCCTGGTACACCCACTGCGGGCTATCGTCAATCCAAATGTCTGCTTTGACATAGGACGCTTTAGCTTTCCGGCTTGTGTAAACAATTTCAATTGGAACGTCGTTAACTATTTCGTCAGGCCTACGCATGGTGACAATCTTTACGGTGTGGCCGCGATCTTGCGCCGACTGAATAAAGTCATCCCACAACACCGGATCTGCGGTGTATGTCTTGTCGTAGTCAAGCGCAATCAGCATCAATAATTCCCAGCAAAAACATTAAACCTCTGCCTCGTCGCAACAATCGGATAAGGCAAGCTCATCAGGTCTTCAGGGTTGTTGACCCGCTTCAGATTCCGCTTGGAAGTCATTGCGATACGGTTGACTGTAGGCGAAGGCTCAACGCCAAACTCTGGTGCAATCTCGCAGGCCAAGTTGTACTTGAACGCACGAAGATAGCCTGGCGGCAGGTATAAAGTCGTTGCCAGCGTAGCAGGCTGAACCAACTCATCCACCGAGATGAAGTGCCATTCCAACGCCCGGGTGGGTTTTGGGTAGACCGTCATCTGGATATTGGGGAACTCCATGTTTACCCACATCACCTGTGGATAAGTAGAGGTCACCGTCTTCACAGCAATGCCGTCATATTGCTGCTGGTTAATCATTTTGATACCGAACGACACGTTTGTCGTTGGATCACGGAAGTAGGTGGAATCGTCCAGCAGGACGGGACGATTGCCAACAAAGTCACCAGTTGGGCCAAGGTGCCGCTGGATTTCATCCGCAGGCCAAGTGAACACTTGATCCTGGGTGTTGTAGATCATCAGACGTTCGGTGTTCCACGAATCAATCATCTGATTCATGGCAGCAAGCGCGTCTTTAGACGTCTCAGGCGAGGGTGTTTCGCCTTCAGCGATTACCCCAATCAGCCGGAGTGCTGAGTTGATAATTTCACCGGCTGATGCCATTTCTTACGCTCCTTGCGTTTGTGTCTTAGGGGGTCGTCCCCGACGCTTAACTTCCAGTTCATTCACGGGAGCCGCATCTTCAGACAAAGAAGGCGTATCGTGAGTATAACGCACCCAGCCGTTACGTTCATCTTCTTGCGCCTCAATGTCAAGGCTTGCAATCTTTGAGCCGTGCTGTGGATGCTTGAGATAGATCATAGGCATGATAAGTGCCCCACGCCATTGCTGGCGCAGGGCTTTTACTACTTAGGCAACGCGGTACAGAACCCAAGCGCTAACGTCACTCTTGCGAGCAAGGAAGCGAGCAGACGAGGTGACGGCAACAACAGCGTTACCAACAATCGTCCAGCCAGTGCCAACCAGCACAGTGACTGCACCAGAGCTGGTGCCCAGATTGACCAAGGCCAGTTCAAACGTAGAACCAACTTTGGCGTTCGTGAGAACAGCTTCGGTCAATGCCACGGTGGGCAGAGTGTAAGAAGCAGCGGTCGTGCTGGGGTTGGCAACCAACACACCACCCGTAACTTGCGCAGCGGTCAGCGTTGCAGTTGCGGTTGCGGTCTGGGGGTCAGCCATTTCGCCCAAGAAAATCTCATTGAGATTACCGTCACCAATTTGAAAACCACCACCGACTGATGGAAGAGGCATGATATTTTCCTTAAAAAAGTTACAAGAAGGGGCCGAAGCCCCTTATATACGTTAGCCCCAGATACGGCAAGCCATCGCAGGACGAATGACCTTGTAACCGTACAGAACGTCAATACGGCAAGGCATACGGTCATTGTTAATGTCGTATTGACGAACAATACGCATCGAAATGCCGTTGTGAACTTGGCGGGAAGCCATATCCACACCTTGGGGCAGCAACAGATCGGCGGTTGCGAAGGTGATCGCATCCTTGTGGTACACCAAGTTCTGAGCGTAGCCGGTAGCAGAGCCGCCGAGGAACGTCAGAGCGGCGCTGGCAGCCGGGAATGCATTCACGGTAGCCAAAGCATTGGCCGAGGTGAAGATGGCAGGCGAGACGCTCAGGGTTGCAGAGGTGCCAGCAGACACGGACACGTCAGCAGTCACGGTGAACTGTTGCAGTGCGCCGGTCGATTGACGGGTCTGGGGGTTAACAGCAAACACGTTAGCGATTGTGAACACGTCACCGACCTTGAAGGTAGGCGAACCGCTGGTGAAGGTGATGTTAATCGAGGTAGCGCCTTGGCTGAACGTGGAACCAGCGGCAACGATAGGAGCCGTAGGAGTCACGCCAGTCGTGTGGCTGGCAATAGACTGAGACATATTGATCTCGTCGTAGCCCAAAACGCCCGTGCCCATCATGCCATTCTTGAACTGCTTAGAAATGACATCGCCTGGGTTGAACAAACCCTTCAAGCCTTCAACCAAACCTGCGTTGGCGGCAGGGTTGACGGTGGCATAACGGGGGCTCATACCGGCTGCGTTCTCGTTCAGCTTTTGCTGGGCTTGCAGCAGAACCAAAGAGGTTCCAGGGGTCGTGCCAGGGGTACCAACAGAAGAGTAGATCTGCTTGTAGGAGTTGGCAACGTCAGCATCAATAGCGGCAGCCAGTTGGCTAACGCGAGGCTTCAGAACACGCTCTGCGAAGTCATCCAATTGCATGGTGAGTTCAGCGGAGGTGAAGTTAACACCAATGTGCTTTTGCGAATCAACAGCCAGGGTCGTGGATTGCTCGTTGTCGTCCTGAACTTGCAGGGCTGCACCGTCGGTCACCAGAGCGCGGTCAGGCAGGCGGATACGCAGGGTAGAACCGATCTTGGCACCTTCAACAGCAAAGCTGTCGTCGTACTGACGGTTGACGTTACGGGTGAGCACCAAGTTGTTCTCCAGAATCTGGAGAGCTTTCCGGGTGATCATATCAATGGTAAGAATGTTATTTGCCACAGCAAATTTCCTTTAGAAGTGATTAGCGGTATCGTGTTTCCAACTTTTTCCTCATACGCTGCTCTTCTGCCTCAATCCATTGGCTCGTCGTCATAGTCTTAGTAGAACGCGGGTCAGTTGTATCGTAAGCAGGACTTCCCGTTGTGCGGGCAGTCACAGGCGTAATCGGGGTTGGAGCGCTCGAAGTTTTCTTAACAGGTGGACTATCAGCCAACTTGGCCTCCAGCCTACCGATTTCTTTTGCCTGCGCGTAAGGCGTCAAACGAGAGATGCGTTCAGCTTCCTTTGGGTTTGACCCCAAGAAATAGGCAATGTCTGGGCCTACATCAGAATATTGAATCGCTTCTGCCATCACGGTTGTGACTGGGAGCTTGGGGTTGTATGCGACTTGTTCAAAGTCATCATACTTTCCGCGAGCATCTTCTTCACGATCATGATAGGCGCTGAGAACTTCCTGTTGCTGCCGTTGACTTTCACGGCTACGAAGCAGCTCCTCGGCTTTGCGCGTTGCCAATGCATCAGCATACGCTTCAACCGACTCAAACTGATCCGCAGGCGGGATATCCACCGGCACACGCTGCGCTTGGGCCTGAGCCGCACGCTGCGATTGTTCTCTTTCCCATTTGCGTTGCTCACGAGCAAGGCGCTTACCAATGGCCGCATCAAGTTCTTCTTGTGTGAAGGTCTTGCTTGCTTCCGCTGGCTTTTCTTCCGGCTGAATAACTTCAGTTTCTGGGGCTGCCGTAGCTTCCAGTTCTGGCGCGGGCACTTCCGCTGAGATTTGCACTTCTTCTGTCATGGTTGATTCCTGAGAATCCCTGGTGAAACGCACCAGTACGGGTTTAGTTTACTTCAAATTACTTAGTTGATTTTCCAAAGATTCAACTTTGGCTGTTAACTCTTGAATTGCTTTAATCATTGGGCCGATCAATTCTTCGTAGCCAATTGACAAAACATCTTTTCCGCCAGTCTTGGAGTGATCTTGGAACCCGCCAAAATCCACGTTCAAGAAGCTGCAAGCAACCGCCACCTCTTGCGCTATCAAGCCATGATGGAATCTTGACCGCTTTTTGCTGCCGTCTTTCTCGCCCCAGTTGTAGTCTTCTCTGTAGTCCCACCGGAAGTCCACCGGGCGCAAAGTTTTGATGAAATCAAGGCCCAGAACCGTGTCTTGAATGTCAGCTTTGTCGCGCGCATCTGAACGATTCTGTACAGCGCCGTAGGCGTATGTGGTGGTGGAAGAGCTTCCAAGTTGCACTTGATTTGAGGCTGTTACACCTGAATTTGCACCCAAGCCTGTACAATTATTAAAAGTAGTCAAACTGAGCAGAGCAGATTGCCCAACTGCTGTATTATCAGACCCTGTTGTGCAACTATATAAAGATTGCTGCCCAAATGCAGAATTTGCAGCACCGGAGGTGTTGTTGTATCCTGCTATTTGCCCAAAAAATGAATTAAGACTCCCAATACATTTGGCTCCGGCAGAATAGCCTACGGCTGTTGTTGCATAAGATGCATTATTAAAATCAATAACAAAAGCATTGTAGCCAGAAGAATAATTTGTGTTACCACTTCCACTTACAAATGTACCATTTTTGTACTTTGCTACATTGCCATAAATTAAATAACTACCGGCAGGAATGTACTTGCTTCCGGTAGCATTTTCCCAATTATCCCAAGCCGTACTATCGTTTGCAACACCATTCCCTACAGCGCCAAAGTCTTGGGGAGTTACAAATTCACCAAGTTTATTGGCAACCGTCCTTACGACAGCGCCGGTGCCTGTTGCCGTATAACTAGCAACAGAGCCTAGATTTGCCGCGCTTACTTTTACAGTGCTTGCGCCCTGCACCACCGGGACAAGCTCAGTGCCAGCCAGTGGTGTAGTTGCTGCTGGAAGATTGGAAATCTTGACGCCTGCCATTTTTTGTTCCTTTAAGCCCAGACCCTAACAGGTTGCTGAACATCTACTTCGTATTCACAGAAATCGTCTTCGCCAACACCTCGCACGTTGACGTGCCAGCCGGGTACAGGCTCAGTCTCAAAGATTGAGCCGCCATCTGAATGAATGACAACGCCAGTTTGCCTGTAGATGCTGCCAACAACATCAATTGAGAAGCCAAACTTTGGCACTAAAACATCATCAACCTTATCAAACAAAACAGACTCGGCCTCCGCTTTACTGCTGAACTTTAGGTGCTTGTCCATTACTTGGTAAGTGTTTGCAGTTGGCCGTTGCTCAGGCGGGTTGGATAGTACTTGAAGGAGCGGATGTGGCCGTTGAGAGGCCGAGCACCGTCCGACCTGTTGCCAAACGTAATTTTGTTTACTACTGGAATTGCGCCAGATGTATCAGGGATTCCCAAAACACCGTTAGCTGCCGACATAAAGTCGTTAGCTTTATATGTAACAGCAATTTTATTTGGCGACGTGTTGCTGACTGTTGTAATAACTTCTTGATACACAGCGACACCGCCGTTAACTACAAAACTTGAGGAGTTCAAGTCTGTGGCAATGTACGCCCCAATGATATTATTTGTTGTCCCGTCATCCATTGTGGAGACGTACCTGTTTGGCGGGAATGTTTGGTTAATCGCTAACGTGGTTGTAATTAACGTCCCCTCAACCGGGTTATACCAGTTGGAGAAGTTAGCCCCCGTAACGCTTGCAACATCTGCTGCGCGAGTTGCTGCGGCTGTGGTCGTGGGGATGTAGCTGGTGGGGAATGCCCCAACTTCCAGTTGGGCGCCCCAGAAAAATAGGCCAGAGGTGCCGTCACCTGTGTAACCAGTGTTGGCGCCTTGTGCTAATTGCTGACGAAACACAGCCACCCCGGTGCCTGTTGCTGTGTACACAATCCAGCAACGAAACCAGCCATTTCCAGCAGAACTAATGCCGGAAGAAACAACTGGTGCAATTACAGTACTGCCACCTGTTTCAAGATCAAAAATAACATTTCCTGCGCCTTGAAGACCAGTTCTCACGCACACACGCCGGGCCCCCCCTGTCAAGCCAAGCTTGGCATAAAACGACCATGTATATGTTGTTCCAGCAGTAACGGACAAAGCTCTGTCACCCGCATAATGCTCACCATTACTTGTGTCCTCTTGAAAGAAATCAGCCAAGCTGCCGTCAGGTGCCGTAATCTGATTAGCAACGACCACACCACCAGTCCCACCACTTAATGCATCGCCTGAGTTTAGTGCTAAATTCGTCCTCTGCTCCTCAATCAGCAGCCCCTTGGCTGCAAGAGTCACAGGGTCGTAGTCGAAGCGGGGGCCGTAGTAGGCCGTGTTAGACGGTGCCGCAGCAGGGTTGTAGACGTATGGATCAAGGCTTGCGGAGTCGGAGAACTGTGCGCCCCAGATGTAGATGCCGCTGGTGCCGTCGCCGGTGTAGG